CCCGGCTGACGACATACAGACTGATGCACTTAACTTGTATGTAAGGACACATATCATGGCACGTACTACGTTTCAAGGCCCACTTCGTTCATTGGGCGGTTTATATCAACAAGGCCCAGCGGCTGTCGTTGAGATCACAACAAGCACTACATTAACCCCCGAGGATCATGGTGGTCGCATCATTTCTATTGGTGGTTCGTTGGCGGCGGCACTGACATTAACTTTGCCCACAATTAACACATCAACCAACCCCGTTACATCTGGCCCCGGTCAAGACCCAAGCACAGTTAACAACGAAGGTGTTGTTTACACGATCTGGGTTCCTACTACCATCTCCACAAGCTCGTTAAAGATTGGTACAACTTCTGGTTCTAGCGATTTGTACGTTGGCGCTGTGATTTCTATTGATTCAGACTCATCTGGCGCTGTAGTTGCCTTTTCTGCCAACGGTTCTTCCAATGACTTCATCAACTTAAACGGTACAACTACCGGCGGCGTTGCTGGCACATGGGTTCAAATCGTTGCAATTGCGGCTAACAAATACATGGTGAGCGGGAATGTTATTGGTTCCGGCACTGTTGCTACACCATTTGCAGATACCTAATCAACTTAAGGGGCTTCGGCCCCATTTTTAAAGGAGATTGATTATGATGCAAACAGATGTAAGGTCGCTTCTTGTAGCGGCTTCGGCAACTGATACTGTTGTTGGCGGCACAAACCGTAATAGGTTAAAAGCTCTTACGATTTCGTATGCGGCTACGGGTGGAACGGTTGTTGTTAAAGACGGAGCCGCAGGTTCTGTTACGCTTTTTTCGTTTCCTGCCCCCACAGCAATTGGAACAATACACATCCTAATACCCGGAGAGGGCATTATGGCTACAACCAGCTTGGCAGTTACCACGGGTGCTGGTGCTTCTGTGATTGTGTACTATGGCTAAGTCACCAGCATGGCAGAGGAAAGAAGGCAAGTCCGAGAAGGGCGGCTTGAACGCCAAGGGACGAGCCTCCGCAAAAGCGCAAGGTATGAACTTGAAACCTCCTCAGCCGGAAGGCGGCTCTCGCAAAGACTCGTTCTGTGCGCGGATGGGTGGCATGAAAAAGAAACTAACGAGCGCCAAGACCGCCAACGATCCAGATTCACGAATTAACAAAGCTCTTAGAGCTTGGAACTGTTAAGGAATTAAAAATGACTACAGCAGATAAACGCCAAGCCACCACAAATGAAGTTCGTGCGGCAAATGCTTATAACAAAACCCTTACGGACAGCCTGAAGAAGGGGAAAAAAACACCAACAAGTGACTATCTTAATTTGGAAACTTATTCTCCTCTTGGTAAAGATAAAACAATTGACATTGAACAGGCGGGTAAAGCTTTAGACGAATCAGATGCTGAGATGTTGCGTGAAACTCGCCGTGGAAACACTAAACCTCCTTCTACAATGGAAAAAATTCGTTCGGCTGTTGGTATGTCTAAAGGCGGTATGACGGCATCAAATCGTGCGGATGGTATTGCACAGCGTGGTAAAACTAAAGGCCGGATGTGCTAGATCTAAACACCGCTTGGTCTGCCGTTCTATCCTTGGTGATTGGACTGCTAGGCTACATGATGAATGAAAAGTTCAGGGAACTGGCTCGTATAAGCATTCTCTTAAACAAAACACGCGAGGAGGTTGCCCGTGATAACGTTACTCAAGCAGAAATTGACAGAATTACTAACCATATTGACCAACGCTTTAACAAGCTTGAAGCAAAAATTGACCAACTTATTCAAAAGGGGTGAATAAATGAATCCAGCAACAAAAGCCGCATTATTTTTAGCTGATCGAGCTGGTATTGATGTTCCAAAGCCCGTTAGAGTTTTGGCGGATCCAATTGGCTCTGCTATTGATTATTTTGGCCCAAAAATTAATGAAGCTTTAGGCACAGCCCCCGGCACAGCAGAGGCAGTAGCCAACCCTAAAGGGTTCTTGAAAGATCTAGCTAAAGATGTTGGTAAAGATTATTTAAGAGAAAGAAGCGATATTCCCGTAGAAGACCGCAGTAGATATGACTCATCAGATTCTGGATCCAGAGATTACGATATTGCATCTATGAGCGGCGGCAAACCATTCTTTGATGATGAAGGAATGAGTACATCCGCAATGAAACGTGGTGGCAAAGTTAAATCTGCGACAAAATCAAATACTGCCTCACGTCGTGGCGATGGAATTGCACAACGTGGCAAGACTCGTGGTAGGTATTTGTAAATTTTTTAAAAGGTGAAATTATGAAAAAGATGAATATGGGTGGGTACGCTGACGGCGGTATGACTATGGTCAAAGGCAAAGGCGGCAAGATGGTTCCTGACTTTGCTGCTGACGGCAAAGGTAAGATGGCGCACGGCGGCATGGCTAAAAGTAGAATGCATAAAATGCCCGACGGCAAAATGATGAAAAACTCTGCTATGAAAAGCGGCGGCATGGCTAAAGGCGGTATGCCAGCAGCATTGGCTAAACACGCCTCTATGAAAGCATCTAAAGCTCACGCAGGTTTAAAAAGCGGCGGCATGGCTTCATCTAAAATGGGTGGAGTTAAGACTTTATCTGCTCGTGATGGTGTTGTCTCCAAAGGTAAAACCAAAGGCACAATGATTAAAATGACCAAGGGCGGCAGAGCCTGCTAAGGGGAATATTATGAAAGTTAGCTTACCTGATAATAGAAATGTTGGTGAAGCCGTTGGCGATAGCAACGAGGGCATGAAAGATGCGTATGACGTAGGTCAAGCTGAAATGCGTATCAACAGTGCCAAAGAACGTATGCGGGCTGAAGCTGAAGGCGCAAGAGATGCAGGCAAAATTACTGAGTCTGGAAATCAAGGTTTTGGCGGGCCGGGTACAGGTAGAGTTGTTAAGCCATCTAAATCCGCAGTTGTAACTAAAGAAGAGCTTGAAAAGTCAGGCATGTCTTTGCGTGACTACATGAACAAACAACAAGGTTTGACTCGCCGTAAAGAGTCTAAGTCAAGTTCTCCTAAACTTATTGAGCAATCTAATATTAGAAGTGGTCTTCAAGAGTTTGAAGAATCACTAATAGCGCCTAAACTCATTGAGCAATCCAATATTAGAAGTGGCCGTCAACCCGAAGAAGCACTATTGAAAAATCGTGTTAAGGGCATGAAGAGCGGTGGGTCTGTAGGATCAGCTTCCCGTCGTGCAGATGGTATTGCTATCAAAGGTAAAACACGCGGAAAGATGTGCTGATATGGCAACCGCAAAACCCGCAACTAGCGTAGTTAAGTCTTTAAAAAAAGCTGGATTTTACGGTGCAAGTAAGCCTAAAAGGCTTGGTATTATTAATAAAGTTACAACTAAACCTCAACGGATAGAAATGGTTGATAAATTATTTCTAGCCAAGAAAGCTAAAGGTAATCCAAAATGATGGCAAGTCGCGGAATGGGAGCAATGTCCCCAAGTAAAATGCCCGGCGGTAAGCGTAAAGCTCGCCGCGACGACACTGACTTCACTCAATTTGACCAAGGCGGAAATGTTTCCGATAAGGAAAAAGAAGAAGCGGTTAAGTTTGGCGTTCAAAATCCAAATTTAAACTTGGATAAAAATGCAAAAGAACTGTCTGGTCGTTTAACTGCCGAAAAGAAGTTAGGTAAAAACACATCCTTGCAGGCGTATTTAGACGCGAATATTAATAAACGTGGCCCCGGTATACAGGGTGGCGGTGTTAACCTCACCCATCGGTTTGCTGAAGGTGGCACAGTTAAAGCTGCCGGTGGCGGTTTATATGCCAACATTGCAGCTAAACGTGCCAGAGGTGAAAAAATGCGTAAAGCAGGTTCTGCTGGTGCGCCCAAAAAGAGTGACTTTGCTAATGCCGCTAAGACTGCTAAATTTGCTGAAGGCGGTAAGTCTACAGTCAACGCCGCAGGAAACTACACTAAACCTGAACTACGCAAGCGCATCTTTAATGCTGTAAAAGCAGAAGCTACAGCAGGTACAGGCGCAGGGGAATGGTCAGCCAGAAAAGCCCAAATGGTTGCACAAAGATATAAAAAAGCTGGCGGCGGGTATCGTGATTAAAGCCCCACAGCAATCCCTCAAAAACTGGGGCGACCAGAAATGGCGCACCAAGAGTGGAAAGCCGTCAAGCAAGACAGGTGAGAGATACTTACCTGAGAAGGCCATAAAGTCTTTATCATCATCTGAGTACGCAGCTACAACCAAAGCCAAACGTGCAGGCAAGGCTGCGGGCAAACAGTTTGTGGCCCAACCTAAAACAATAGCAAAGAAAACGGCAGGATTTAGATGACCACTACCGGCTCAACCCTCTTCAATATGGACTTCACGGAGATTGCCGAGGAAGCGTGGGAGAGGGCTGGTCGGGAGATGCGTACTGGTTATGACTTACGCACAGCACGTAGATCAATGAACCTAATGACCATAGAGTGGCAGAACAAGGGTATCAACATGTGGACGATGGAGCAAGGGTTTATTAACCTGACTCCGGGTTTGGCTACATATGCCCTTCCCACAAATACAATTGATTTGCTTGAGCATGTAATTAGGACTGGACAGAATACAGCATCTACCCAAGCTGATTTGACCATTACACGTATTAGTGTTTCTACTTATGCAACAATCCCAAACAAACTTAGTCAAGCCCGCCCAATCCAAGTTTGGATTCAAAGGCTTTCTGGTGAAGTTAATCCAACGTCTGCAACGTTGTCTGGAACCATTACTGCCACGGCAACCACAATTACCCTTAGTACGGTGGTTGGATTAGCTGGATCTGGATTTATCCGAATTGACTCTGAAGATATCTATTACACCTACATTGATGGTAATGTCTTAGAAGGTGTATTCCGTGGACAAAATAACACCACAGCAGTCGGGCACACAAGTGGTACGGCTATTTTTGTCCCTCAGTTACCTGCGGTAACTCTTTGGCCTACGCCTGACAATAGCACTCCTTATCAGTTTGTGTACTGGAGACTGCGCCGGGTTCAGGATGCTGGCAATGGTATAGAAACCGCAGACATGAACTTTCGCTTCTTACCTTGCTTGGTGGCTGGTCTGGCCTACCATATTGCAATTAAGACACCAGATTTAATGCCCCGAATTCAAATGCTTAAACAAATCTATGATGAAACATTTGAAATTGCAGCGGGTGAAGACCGTGAGAAAGCTGCGGTAAGGTTTGTTCCTCGTCAGATGTTTATTGGTGGTACGTAATGGGGAATAGGTTTGCATCCGGCAAAATAGCGATTGCCATGTGTGATCGCTGTGGACAACAGTTTAAACTTAAAAAGCTTAAGACAGAAATCATTAAGCAACGTAAGTACCAACTGTTGGTCTGTCCGGAATGTTGGGATCCTGACCAGCCGCAGTTAATGCTTGGTACATTTCCTGTTGATGATCCGCAGGCTTTACGTAATCCACGCAAGGACACAACGTATGTTACGGCAGGCATAAATAGTATTGGTAGTTTGACTGGTGGTTCGCGAGACATTCAGTGGGGCTGGCAGCCGGTTGGCGGAGCTAGTTTAAATGATGCAGGATTAACACCAAACTACTTGGTGGCAACGACATTTGTTGGTACAGTAACGATATCTTAAGGAGTTTAAACATGGCATATACAAAATCAGCCGACGGAGTCGCTAAAAAAGGTAAGACTGATGTTCAAGTCTTTCCTACCAGCGGCCCTTCTCAGAAAGAAATGATGGGCGGAAAAGGTAAAGGTAAGGGTAAAACCAATTCCGATATGAAGACTATGGGTCGTAACTTGGCAAAGATTGCCAATCAGAAACGAGGTTAATCATGGCTACATTTAGCAAAAAGATGATGGGTAAAGAAGTTGGCGATGCCAAGGTCTATGCTACACCCCATACCATGACTGGTAAAGTTGTAAAAGCTACTGACAATCCCGGCTCTGGCCCTGACCATAGTGATGCAAACACAGTCAACATGTCTGTAGGCAACGTTAATCGTCGCGCACAGCCAGCAGCTAAAACATCTGGCATTAAAATGCGTGGAGCAGGTGCGGCGACTAAAGGCGTAATGTCTCGCGGCCCGATGGCATAAGGTTTAAACGATGGCACTGACATACGCCCAACTTGTAGCTGCGGTAACGGATTACACGCAGAACACGTTTGACACGACTACGATCAATGTAATGATCAAGCAGGCGGAGCAACGCATCTATAACACGGTGCAGATTGCCAACTTGCGTAAGAATGTCACGGGTGTATTGTCAACAGGCAATAAGTACCTTGCCTGTCCAGAAGATTTTCTCTCGACATACAGTCTTGCTATCTACCCGTACAACGCGACAACAGCTACGGGAACGGCTGGTCAGAAAACTATTGTTGTAGTAAGTACAACTGGTATCGCAGTAGGCCAGCAGGTTACAGGCACAAACATCGGTACTAATGCAATTGTGCGTAGCATCAGCGGAACGACCGTAACCCTGACTGTGGCTAATAGCGGTACGGTTAACGGCGCGGTAGTTTTCCAAGGTGATTACTTGTATCTGCTAAACAAAGATGTGAACTTCATCCGTGAGGCGTATCCATTAAGCGCAGAGCAGTCTGAACCCAAGCATTACGCTATCTTTGGCCCGCAGTCAGCTAACGTAAATGAGTTATCGTTTATTCTTGGCCCTACGCCTAGCGCCAATTACTACGCAGAACTGCATTACTACTACTACCCAGAATCTATTGTGACCGCTTTGACCACATGGCTGGGTGATAACTTTGATTCTGCGTTGCTGTATGGCACATTGGCTGAGGCTGGCACATACATGAAGAGCGCACCGGAAGATGGTATGTACAAACTGTACCAAGAACGGTACGTTCAGGCTATTGCACTCCTTAAGAACTTGGGTGATGGCAAACAACGTGCTGACGCTTATCGTGATGGTCAAGTTAGGGTTCCTGTTTCATGAGCAACATTCTTCAGACCCAAACGACTAGCTTTAAAACAGAGCTATATACAGGCGTTCATAACCTATCTACCAATACGCTAAAGATTGCTCTGTATACGGCTGCTGCTGATTTAAACGAGGCAACAACTGTTTACACGACTTCTGGTGAAGTTACCGGTGGTGGGTACGTTGCTGGCGGCGTAACGCTTACGGGCGTAACCATTAGCTCTTCTGGGTATACAGCTTTTGTAGACTTTGCCGATGTAGTGTTTAACGCATCTGTGACTGCTCGTTGCGCTTTGATTTACAACGTTACTCAAGGTAATAAATCCATTGCTGTGTTGGACTTTGGGTCTGACAAAACATCTACCAATTTCACCATCACAATGCCTGCTAACACAGCGACGGCAGCATTGATTCGTTCTTCTAATTAAGGAGCCTCACATGAGCTTGGACAAAATCACCGCTACCGACCAAGTAGCAGCAATCACAAAATACAACACCACGCCCTCTGATGAGATGGCTATCAATGGTGCATACCATGCTGTTTGCTACAGCATTGATGGTTTTATTAAGTGGGATGAACCTATCCAGAACTTGGTAACGACTGTTGGTAAGAACTTGACCTTGGATACTATCCTTGGCAACTCAGCCGCTGGCGCAGTTGTGATGGGTTTAAAGGGTGTGGGTTCAGCTAACGTGGCTGACACACAAGCATCCCACGCAGGCTGGTTAGAAGTGGGTGGCACTAACGCTCCTGCATATTCTGGTAGCCGTCCTACACCATCATTTAGCGCCGCTGCCGCTTCTAGCAAGGCTACGTCTTCTGCCGTGTCATTCTCTATGACCAGCACAGGTACTGTGGCGGGTTGCTTTATCAACATTGGCGGCAGCGCAACTAAAGATTCAACCACTGGCACATTGTTCTCTGCGGGTGATTTCTCTAGTTCTAAGGCTGTTGTTAACGGTGACACGATTGCGGTAACGTACACATTAACATTGACTTGATATGGCGTTAGCTTGGGGTGATGGCGCATGGGGTGATAACGCATGGGGCGGGGGGGAAACTTTCCCTGTCAGCGTTACAGAAACCGCCCTGATTGCTGACTCTCCAGCCGCTGGGTTATTGATTGATGTAAGTATTACGGAGTCGTTGACTGGTGGTACGTCTTGGGGTCAAGACGCTTGGGGTGCTGATTCGTGGGGCGGTACGGCGGGCATTCAGGATATTCAGACTGTAGTTCTGACGATGAATGTGGCAGTATCTGAAACCGCAGCTATTGCTGAAGACCAGTCTGTTGTTGCTAACTTTGCGGGGTCTGTAACGGAAACTGCGGCTATTGCTGAGACAAACGAGGCAATTACAAGCTACAACGTCAGTGTGTCGGATAGCCAGACCATTACGGATGATGAGGCCGCGCAGACAAGTTACAACGAGAGCGTGTCAGATTCAGTTGGAATTGTGAGTGTAGAGGAGGCGGTTGCTACATTCTTAGGTGATATATCGGAGTCGATTGCAATAGCAGAAGCACAGGTGGCTGTGCTGATTATGACCATCAATGAGTCGATGGGTATTGCAGAAGGAACGACTGTAGGAACGTATTACCAAGAGTTTTTAACTGAGTCTGCGGTAATCACGGATATAAATGATGGCGGTGCAAACTACCAAGTAAGCCAGACGGAAACGATGGCTATAACAGAAACAAATGGTGGACGATTCTTGTGGGAAATTATTGATGACACACAAGGCGTTACATGGCAAAATATCAGCAATCCGCAAACGCCGGGCTGGGGTGCTGTTGATACAACGGAATCGCCCGGTTGGACAGTAATTTCTACTCAGTAGGAGAATTAAATGGCAAATACATCGCTAATTGGACTAACCCTCCCAGTACAAGGAACTCTATCCGGTAGCTGGGGTAATACGGTTAACAATGCGATCTCCCAGATTGTGGACGTTGCCGTTGCTGGCACACAGACAATTACGGTTGATACAGACATTAACTTGGCGGTTACAGTAGGTAGTGATTCAAGTACAGGTCTAACAGCCAATAGCTCTCAGTACGCAGTTCTTCTGTGCACTGGCGCACGTACAGCACTGCGTTTTATCAATACCCCCAAGCAGTCTAAGACCTACGTTGTCATCAACGATACGACAGGCGGCTTTGCAGTAACAGTTCGTGGTGGCCCTTCAACTCCTACAACGGGTGTAACGGTGGCGGCTGGTACACGGGCAATCATTGCTTGGAACGGTACGGACTTTGTGAATGTGGGCGGTGGCTCTGCGGCTGGCTCAAATACTCAGGTTCAGTTTAATAGTTCTGGTTCATTTGGCGCTTCTGCTAACCTGACCTTTGACGGCACAACGCTGACGGCTAATGACATCATTGATTCTTCACTGACAGCCAGCAAGCCCGTATTTACAAACGGCAGTAAGAACTTGGTGTCTACTGGAACTCTTGGTGTTGATCAAGGCGGTACAGGTCTAACCACTTTGACTGCTAACAACGTAATTCTGGGTAACGGAACATCTACACCGACTTTTGTTGCACCCAGCACAAATGGTAATGTTTTGGTGTCTAACGGCACTACGTGGACATCTGCTGCACCTGCGGCATCTGGTGTATCTCAAGCGAGAGCAACGGCTATCGCAATGGTCTTTGGCTTTTAAGGAACTATCATGGCAAATCCAAATCTTTTCGCCGCGACCACAGCGTCAGGCACAACTACATACCTCACACCCGGTGGTACAACCGCAGTGGTTCTTGTACCTAATGCCGCATCTAGCGGTCAGGTGTTTAAGATCAATCAGATTGTTGCGGCTAACGTAAATGGTTCTGCGGCTGTAGATTGCACAGTGTCTATCTACACCAACGGTGCTCAGGCTCAAGGCTCGGCTCCTTCAAGCGGTACGGCTTACCCAATCGTATCTACAGTGTCCGTCCCTGCTGATGCTTCGTTGATTGTTGTAGACAAAACGACTGCCGTGTATTTGATGGAAGGCACATCAATTACAGTAACATCCGGTACAGCCAGCGGTATCACATACAGTATCAGCTACGAAGTAATTTCTTGATCGGGGTAGAAGATGTCCAATCGCTACCAAGGCGGGTTCATTACCGCTTCCTATAACGGGTTGAAAGTACCTGATGCGCCTACTATTGGTACAGCTACGGGAGATAATGCTTCTGCGTCTGTAACTTTTACTGCACCTGCTAATGTGGGGGGTGGGGCGATCACTGGATATACAGTTATTTCTTCCCCCGGTAGCATTACTGGTACAGGCACATCTTCTCCAGTTACAGTCAGCGGCCTGTCTAATGGCACGGCTTATACATTTACAGTTGTAGCTACAAATGCTTACGGCACAGGCCCATCTAGCGCGGCTTCTAACAGCGTGACTCCTGCGATTCCCGTTGCTCCTTCTGCTGTTGAGTATTTAGTTATTGCTGGTGGCGGTGGCGGTGGCGGTGATACCGCTGGATTTGCTGGTAATGGCGGTGGCGGTGCTGGTGGTTACCTAACTGCCACTGGATTTGCTGTTTCTACAGGGTCTGCTATTACAGTCACTGTAGGTGGCGGTGGCGCTTTGTATACCAATGGCTCTAATTCCGTATTCTCATCTATTACCTCTACAGGCGGTGGTAGGGGTGGCTCGTATTCTGGCGCGGCTTCGGCAGGCGGTTCTGGCGGTGGTGGTGGTGGTCGAGCAAACACGACTGCTGGGGGCGCAAGTCCTGCTGGTCAAGGTAATGCTGGCGGTAACGGTTTTTACCAAGACTTCTATCACCCCGCTGGCGGTGGTGGCGGTGCAGGGGCTGTCGGTGCGGCGGCCTCTACTGGCGTTGCTGGTAACGGCGGTAATGGACTTTCAAGTAGTATTTCTGGCTCATCCGTAACTTATGCTGGTGGCGGTGGCGGCGGCACGTTTGATTACAGCGGTAGTTCTGCTACGCCCGGTGCTGGGGGCACGGGCGGCGGTGGTCGTGGCGGGGAGTACAACAACAATACTAGCGTGATCATACAAACAGCAACCGCAGGTACTACCAATACTGGTTCTGGCGGCGGTGGCGGCATTTATACAGCAAACAGCCAAGCTGGTGGTTCGGGTATTGTCATCATTCGCTACGCTGATTCTTTTGCGGCGGCAGTATCCACTACAGGTTCACCAACAATTACTGTTGCTGGCGGCTATCGCGTATACCAATGGACTTCTTCCGGTTCAATAACATTCTGAGAGTAAGCAATGCCTAATTATTCAGGATCATGGACATTAAGACAGCAGATGCAAGCTGTTGCGGCGGGCACTTGGACGGGACTTCCAACTCCTACGGTTGAGTACCTTTTGGTTGCTGGTGGCGGTGGTGGCGGTGGTGGTCGTAATGGTGACGGTGGTGGCGGTGGTGGCGGAGCTGGTGGGTTGTTGACCAGCACGGTCAGCGTTTTAGCCTCAACGTCTTACACAGTAACTGTAGGCAGCGGTGGAACAGCGGGTTCTGGCTCGAGTAGTTCTTCTAGTGCGACAAACGGTGGTAATTCTTCTTTCTCGGCTTATGGAACTGCTGCCGTTGGTGGTGGCGCAGGTAGAAACCAAGATGGTTCTGCCGGTGCTTCTGGCGGCTCTGGCGGCGCTGGTTCGGGTGGTGGATCCCCTGCTGCTGGTGCGGGTGGAGCCGGGACTGTGGGCCAAGGTAATAATGGTGGTGCAGGTGCGGCTGGGCCTAACTACCCCGGTGGTGGTGGTGGTGGCGCATCGACGGCTGGTGGAAATGGTGTTTCTTCTGGTAGCGCTGGTAATGGCGGCGCAGGTACTGCATCATCAATCTCTGGTTCGTCAGTAACTTATGCTGGTGGCGGCGGTGGGGGCCTTTATGAAACTAGCTCTAATAATCCGGGCACAGGTGGCGCAGGTGGTGGCGGGGCTGGCGGGGCAAGGAATGGAGGTACGGGTACTTCTGGAACTGCAAATACCGGCGGTGGTGGGGGTGGTGGTACTGGCGGTGCAAGCGCAAGCTATAACGGCGGCGCTGGCGGTTCAGGCATCGTCATCCTGCGCTATGCAGATTCTTTTCCAGCAGCCGCATCAACTACAGGTTCCCCAACCATCACCGTAACGGGTGGCTATCGTATTTACCAATGGACTTCGTCCGGTTCAATCACATTCTGAGGCACAACATGAGTCATTTTGCAAAAGTAGAAAACGGCATCGTCACACAAGTTATTGTGGCTGAACAAGATGTCATTGATTCAGGTATGTTTGGTACAGGCTGGGTTCAGACTTCGTATAACACCCATGCAGGTCAACACCCAGAAGGTCGTCCATTGCGTAAGAACTACGCAGGCATTGGCTACACATACGACTCAGGCCGTGATGCTTTTATTGCACCCAAGCCATACGCATCTTGGATTCTGAACGAAACAACCTGCTTGTGGGATGCACCTACACCTATGCCAACAGACGATAAGCGTTACACATGGGACGAACCAACAACTTCATGGGTTGAGGTGACTAATGTCTAAACAGTACCCCGGCGGTTTAATCACCAAAACTCCAGTCGTACCTAGCGGCCCGTATCAAAACAGTACAGCGTCTGGTATCTGGACGCTTGACCAACAGGCGTATTGGGCAAAACTAGGCCAATGGCCCACGGCTGGGAACTCTGATGCCGATCCACAGTTCAACTATGTCACGATGCTCTTACATGGCGATGGTACTAATGGCGCACAGAACAATACATTCTTAGATAGCAGTACAAACAACTTCACCATCACACGCAACGGCAATACGACCCAAGGTTCTTTCTCGCCTTACGGGTCTAATTGGTCTAATCAATTTAATGGGTCAAGCTCTATAACAGCCCCAGATAGTTCTGCATTTGATTATGGCAGTGGTGATTTTACTCTTGAGTGTTGGATATTCCCTACAACAACAAATAGCAGTACTCTTTTAACAGCGCAAACAAGCGGTGGAAATTTTGGGCCATGTAATTTATTTTTTAATTCTGGGGCATTGGAACTTTATTCTTCATCAAATAACTCATCTTTTGATGTGGCAAGTGGGGCTTCAGTAGGCACTCCTGCTGTTAATCAATGGAGTCATGTTGCTGTATCTAGAAGCGGAACATCAATCAGATGTTTTTTAAATGGAACATTAACAAGCACAACAACATCTAGTGCAACATTGATGAATGCAACAGGAACATTCCAGATTGCATCTAGAAATGGTGGTGAATTTTATTCTGGCTATGTAAGTAATTTTAGGGTTGTTAAAGGCACTGCTGTTTACACCGCCGCATTTACGCCACCTACAGCACCATTGACTGCTATATCAGGCACAAGCCTTTTGACTTGCGCTGACAACAGATTTCTTGATGACAGCACAAACAATTTTACGCTTACCGCAGTAGGCACACCAAGCGTTCAACGCTTCAACCCATTTGGTGCTTCTACCGCCTACTCCACAAGCGTGATTGGTGGGTCAGGGTACTTTGATGGTAATGGAGATTATTTGACTGTGCCAAACAATGCGGCATTTAAGTTTGGCACTGGCGACTACACCATTGAATTTTGGTTGTTTTATAACGCTTATGGAACATTTACAACAAGTATAAGAACAGATGGTGCTTCTCCTCAATGGGTTCTTCAATCTGATTCTGGCGTAATGGATTACTACGTTAATGGTTCTGTTATTTTGGCAGAATCATCTGCGCCATCATTATCTTCTTGGAATCATTATGCTGTTGTAAGAAATGGCTCTGGTACTAACAATACAAAGATGTATCGCAATGGTGTTCAAGTTGCTCAAGCAACAAACAATACCGATATTCAGCCAACATCTCAGGTTGTCATTGGAAGTGGAGGTGATAGCAATATTGCAAGTTTTGGATTAAATGGTTATTTATCAAATATTCGTGTTGTTAAAGGGACAGCAGTTTATACATCTGCGTTTACGCCTCCAACTGCACCATTGACAGCTATAAGTGGCACATCTTTACTGACCAACTTTACTAATGGCGCAATCTTTGACAACGCCATGATGAACGACTTAGAAACTGTGGGTAACGCACAGATTTCTACAAGTGTTAAGAAGTATGGAACAGGGTCATTAAAGTTTGATGGTACTGGTGATTATCTTGTTAGCAATCCTGCAAATACTAACCTTTATGCATTTGGTACTGGTGATTTTACAATTGAGTTTTGGTTATATCTAAATTCAACAGCTTCTTTTCAAGTATTTTACGATAGCCGCACAGCGGCAGGCGAGGGTTTGTACCCTACCATTTATACAAGTTCTGGCACTTTGGCTTATTACACTAATTCAGCAAACAGAATTACTGGTAGTTCTTTGTCAACAAATACTTGGTATCACATTGCCGTAAGTAGAAGCGGGTCTAGCACTAAAATGTTTGTTAATGGCACACAGGATGGTTCTACTTATACTGATTCAAATAATTATATAAATGGCGCATTAAGGCCAATGATTGGTGCTGACGGATTCAATAGTGGTACTCCTGGTGGAAATCCAATGAATGGATACATAGATGACCTACGCATCACCAATGGGTACGCTCGTTACACCGCAACATTTACACCGCCAACTGCGGCATTCTTTAATTACGGCCCGAACTAAGGAGCATTCATGTTTATTGCAAAAGTAGAAAACGGAAACATCGGTGAAATCATCGACTTCCGCAAGTATTTTGGGAAGACTGATTCAGTTACAGACGAGCAGTTAGTGGCTCAAGGTTTTGTCAGAGTCAACCTGTTTCGCGCCCATGACCGCCTAACACAGAAGCTTGTGTCTGCTACGCCCGTGCTAGAGAACGGCTGGGTGTACACGGTTGCTGTAGCCGACCTGACCGCAGAGGAAATTCAATCTGCCAAAGACAGCGCAATGGCTCAGATTCGTGGTCAGCGTAACACCTTGCTTGCCGCTTGTGACTGGACGCAGATTGCCGACAGTACCGCAGATAAGACTGCATGGGCTACATACAGAACCGCATTACGCAACTTGCCCGCCACAATTACTGGTGACCCCCGTACATTCTCTGACTGGCCTCGCGACCCTAACTGGGTTGACCGGACTATCTAATCATGTGGGACTGGGCTGAAGCATTCATTGCCGCAGCCTGTTTAGTGGCCTTCGTCATCTATGGCACTTACATAATTGCATGGAGTATGGTGTGATAAATGCGTTGGCTCATTCTGTTACTTTTGTTAGTGTTGGCTGGAGCCGTAGCCAAGAATGGCTGTCATGTGCGCGAGTTCTATGGAATAGGTTATACCGTCCACGATCCGACTCAGCGGCACAAGGAGATGTTGGCTTGGCTCATCCACAATGCAGAGTACTGCAAGACTACGGATTACACGGTTATTTGGAACAACCTGCCAGATTGGGCGGGTACGGCAGACACAGTAATACTTAGATCAAAGATAATTCACGGGTACAAAGATGCGCTTGATCGGGAAAAGAAGTGAAGATCAGTTACGACAAATGGTATCCGGTGGTACAGCCAAATCCACCAATGCAGTCCGAGGTGTTTGCCAAGCGGGTGGAAAGACTTAACGCTGAGAGGGCTGTGCAGGTACAGATTGACCAGCAGGTAAAAAAGTTTCACCAGTATGAGTATGAGATTTATGAATACAGGATGCGGCAGATAACGGTAAACATTGACATCACAAACCTTAAGCGCGAGATTGACAAACTTGTATGACCAGAAAACCGATACCCAGACCAGTCAGGAAACCACAGATGGAAACAAAAGAAAAGCTGACGCTGTGGGTCACATTGATGGTCAGTTTCACCCTGTGCATCTCTGTTTTGGCCATGGTCACAGCGTTTATGCTTGGTCTGTGGGCGAAAGAAGTAGACAACGCAGAGATATTCAAAAT